TGACCCGAATTATCCAACAAGTCATAACCCTCATAGTAGTTTCCATAAACCAATCTATTACCCATTAGAGTCTGTGCTTGTGCCAACTTAGGTACGTTGTCATATAGTCTTAATATTTCACTATCGGGAAGAACCGTAAAGACCTTGCTATTGCTGAAGGTATACGTGTAATCGGTATCATTTGCAAGACCGCTCTTGCTCTTATCTAATTCTTCTATCACCTTTATTGTTCCGGAGTTCATATCCTTGAACAAAAGCTCTACAGATTTTACGAGCTCACTTCCGGAGTTGTATGTTATCTCACAAGCATTCGTAAGGTTTTCCATACCCTCATTTAAGTAAGTCTCTATAGAAAAATTAAATGGACTTGGTATAAAAGAAGGAGCAGAGAACTGAGATGTCGCAGAAAAATCTCCGTCTGCGTACTTGTATCTATAAGCGAAGCTAATAAACCTGTCCTCAAGAAAATCATTTTTAGAAGCATTGGTAAGGGGAGATATAGAAGGAGAGTTTACAGGCGGCTTCTTTATGACGAGTAATGACTCTGCTGTAAATTGGTCTACTAAAGGAGTTCCTAATGGATTCTTGTAGTTTCTACCGACGTTAATAAATCTTGGAGGATTATAGTTGTCAGTGAAAATAAGAAGCTCTTCTCCTGCCATATTAACACCATTGATTAAATATGTAGGATTGAAATTTAAAGTTGTATCATTTGTGGAGCCATTCTTCACACTTATAACGTGATAAACTATTGCCTCTGTCTTTGTATCTAAAGAAACAATCATATCAAGCTTACCTGTAGCTCCTGCTCCTGCACCTGTAAATGCAGGGTCGTGAACAAACCAATATATAGTTTCTCTCGCTCCGTCTTCGTAAGCCCCTATACATTTTGCCGATGGACTTAACGCTGTGTTGTTGTATTGAAGTGAACTAATTTGAGTATTACCCTTTGAGTTCTCAACTGAGCCTATCTCTGAAGCTTCAGTAGAACCAAGTCTAACATTCATTGCATCAATGTACTCACCGTTAGGCACAAGTCTTTCGTCCACAGACTTGTTCATTCTGCCTGCTATAAAATGTCTCTTTAAATTTGCCATATTATTTTATCCACTTATCTCTACCTCGGAGATTCATCAACAATCTTCCGGGGTGAATATTACTCATTCTGATTTTAGCATTTCTTAACAAAGCTGTAGACTTCTTTCTTAATCTTGCAATAATATACTCCTGCATACCCATCTTAGAACTTGCAAGGCTGTACTCAATGTACGCATAGATATAGTCCTCAAAGAGCTTGTTAACGCTCACCAAAGAATCATCTCCATTCTCCATACCATCAGATACATACTCAAGTATGCACTGTTGGTTCGCCATATCAGAGCTAAAGTTTATAACACCACCCTTCTTGTCTATCTTAAATGTGGGGTTTATGTTTGCTGTCTCTGTATTTAATCCAAACCTTGCACCAATGCTATAGTCAAAGTACCAAGTACCATCTATATTCCAACCCTCATAGTTATTGTACACACTATTCTGATTTAGATATATGGACCTCTTGCTACCAACAATCCTGTCAAAGTCTATGTTTGAGTTTTCCGGTTTTAAAATGTTACCGTCTTCATCAAATAAAATTCTACAGTTATTGTCTTGCAAATAAGCATCGCTATAGTTCGTCTGAATATTTTCTGTCAATGGTCTTAGAACTCCGTTCTGATATATAGATATTCTCACCCAATTAACAAAGTCGGGAGGAAGAACAAATCTTAGGCTATCACAAACGTCAAGCTCTAATATTTTTATCTCCTTGAACGCATCGTAGTTCAACTCTTGTATACCACGTTTAGCGTGAAACAGAACCTTGTATCTCTCCTCGTTATTTATTAGACTATGATTTCCGCTGTACATCAACATAAAGTTGTTTACAATGTCGTACAGACTTACGTACTGATAGGAACCCCAATTTGCATTTTCGGGATTGTTACCTCCGTTCTCATAGTATTGATATGCTGTTATGTATGCCATAGTTTATCTTTCTTCTTGTGAATCTTCTTGGTCCTGTGCCTGTCCAAACTGTACAGCTTGAATCTCTCTGATAGACATTCCTGCGTACTGAAGTATTTTCATAATTAACGATGGCTCATCATCGTTAGGGAGCTCAAAATCTTGATAGTCTGACTGACTTGAATCAAACGATGGCTCTCCGTTTGTTAATTGCACATACGTCCACTTAGGGTCTTTAGGGTATCGAATGTACTGACAAAGTATTCCCTCTGTTAAATCAGATGGATATGCAGTTAGAAGACTGCCTTCTTGTGAGTATGCAGGAAACAATCTGTTTGGTGCGGTTAGCATTGAATTGTTTAGCATTGTAATCTTGCTAAGCGTAACCTTCTCAAGCTCATTCTGTTTAGGCTTAAACACTGCATATGAAGCACCCAAGTCTAAAACATTATCAAAGATACCCGAAGATAAATCTAAGGTTGTTGCATTGACAACATTAGTAACAGTAGCAAAAGTTGGTGCTGTAGGTCTGTAGTTAAAAACAATATCACCCACCTGCACACCTAAAGATTGAAAGTTTACATTTGTATCGACAAGCTGTCCTGCTGTAACTGTAGTAACAGTTCCTGTAGCTGCAGTGGTTTGATATCCCAACACCTTATTTATTAAATAGTAATCATCTCCTGTGTATATCTGAGCAGGTAAAAAGAATGTGTTGTTGGTGCTATGAGTAAGGTATTTAGTTTCTGAGAACATCTCAATCACCTCTTCATACCCCTTCTTTATATCGGCGTATCCTGTACCCGATTGTCTTGCATTTTCTTTTAATAGCTGATAGTTATACTGATAAAAGTAATCCTCAAATATATCCATCTGCGCCTGTTTAGCAAACAGATTAAAATCTGATGGAGAGATGTATCCGTAGTTGTTCTTGTTCAGTATAGATAGAACCGTATTTCTTACTGAGTTTATCATTCGTTATCTTCTTTACACAAAGATAAGCAAAAAAAAAGAGGGCTCCTTAAAAGCCCCCTTTACTCATAGTACAAGCAAAATAAAATTATTCCTCCAACTGTTTTTCAAGATACTCAAGTATCTCTACTCCCTCGTCAGATTGCATATAAGAAGTTACCACATACATTGGTTCCTCACCAAATGGTATGCTCATCATTCTCTTCTTGTTACCCGGTAAGTTGAAGTAAACCTCTTTCTTTTGGTTTCTAAAAGCCAACAGCTTTTCATCAAAGAATCTTTGAACATTAGACTGAAGCTTTACAGCAGGGTCTGATACCATCCTTAAAAATCCTGTTGGGTCCTGCTTAGCAAAAATTAGCATATCTCTACGTAGCTCTGCAGTTGTCATATTAGAAGCACCCGCACCAATAATCACTCTTGCTAATGTTTCAAGCTGCTCTATTGTTAGCTTCCTTGCTTCAACCAAAGCATCTACTTCTGCATTAAGTGCCTCAACAATTTCAGAAGCATCTTTCTCTTCATTCACCTCCTCAAATCTTTTACCGTTTAATGGGTGATAGTGTAGAAATTCTTGTAGAACTTGGTTGGTTCTTGAAACGATTAAGAAACCGTCTTCAAAAACTACAGGCTCCACAATAGCATTACCATCCTGTTCATCCTCGAAGGGTGACTTTTGGTTTACTGCATATCGTAGTGGTCTGTTAACTCCTTTTTCTTCGTCAAAGTGAAGAAGTGGACTTCTTCTTGAATTTCTGACGGGCAGCATAAAAGATAAAGGTGCTGCGTCCCTTAGTAATCTGTACGTCTTGTTAACGTATTTTTTTTGTTTTTTCATTTGATTGAATTTATATTAAAGTAAAAAAAAGGAGTGTCGCTGAGGACACTCCTTCGTATTGTATCAACTCTTAGTCTTCGAAAATGAAGAAGTTGTTTGCACCCATAGTACATACACATCTTTCAGATAGGAAGTGAACTTCCATTGCATCTAAAGAAGATGTTGCTGCACCACCTGCAGAACCTGTTACCCAAGACTTGTATCTTCGGTCTTCAGTTTCTGACGCTCGGTAACGAACGTGTAGGAATGGACGCTTAGCGTTCTTACCAAGGATTTGGTCATACACAGATGTAGAACCTGCAGGAACTAACAATCCGTTTACCGCTCCCGAACCTGCACCTGTAGGTAAACCTCCGCGCATTGTTGGGTCGTTTAAGTATTTCCAATCAGACTTGTAGAAGTCATATCCTCTTCGGAATCCTGTGAATCCAAGATTAAGTGCCATCTCCTCGTCATTGTCAAACAATCCGTAAGATGTACCACCTGCTCCGTAAGAGTTTTGAGCTGCTAACATATCGTCGATATCGAAACCAAAGTCTCTGTCAAGGAAAATAACATTCTCCTCAATAGCACCTTGCTTATCTAATCTTGAGATAACAGAGTCAAAACCAAGAAGGTCAGTAGGGTTACCACCCGACCATACGTTACCACGAGTCTTAACAGAGTAGAAAATACCCTCAGACCCTTTGTATCCTAAGTCTTCAGCGTTACCTGTACCCGCAGTTGGAGCTTCAGCAGGAACTGCTTCAATCATTGAAGTTTCCAAGTAATCGTCAAAACGTAGACGAGTTTCGTGCTCAGACTTTAAGTACCAAAGGTATCCCGTAGCACCATTCTCAGTCGTTACTTCAACCCATCCAATCTGTGCCATATCAGAACCCGATACTGCATACTTATCTTTTAAGATAATTGGAGAGTTCTCAAAGAAGATATCGTCAGCCTCTAAAGAACCTTCCATTCCTTCTGTTCCTTTCTTGAACTCAGAACCGTAAATAAATACAGTACAAGAAGTTACACCTGCACCTGCAAATGATTGACCACCTGCTTCGTAGTAAGCAACATCAAAAGTGTTGTTAGCTAAATCAATATCAGTAACAATAGCTTTGTTGCTTCCACCGCTTGCATTGTCAACAACCATAACAGTCTGTCCTTTACGGATAGCGATACCATTGTTTAATGTAAATCCGGGTACACCTGTATCGTTAACAGTGATTGTAGCACTGTTAGCCGCTGCTGCTGCATCTGACTGACAGTTCACATACTTAGTGTGTAAACGTCCTTGTTCTGCCCATTTCACTAAGTCAGAGTTGGAAGGCATCTCTGCTCCAACTAATCTTAGGAATGAACTAATTGTGCGATTTCCGTATCGCTCGAATTCTTTCTCGTAAGTATCCGGAAGATACTGATTCAAGAAATCAAAATTGGTTATGTAGTTTGTAGCTGTCGGGACCTGTTGTGCCGATGGCTGCAAATCAAAACCGGGAGTTGGTTCAACTGCCATTTTTTCATTTGCCTCTTACTTTACTCAGAGGGCTTTGTTAATTGTTTATAATCTTTTTATTTTTCTAATCTTAAGACCACGACCACTGTCGGGGTTCAAAGACTTAACCTGCACGCCTCCCTTTGTAGTGGCTTCGGGTGCTTTACGTTCAGACATATTAATGTTTTTCATCTTCTTCGTAACACCCTCCGTACCTGCAGCTAAACCTTGTTCGTAAAAGAACTTGGCGTACCTTTCGGGATTTGTTGCTATAGCTAAAGCTTTATGAAAACCTGTAGCGTCACTAATTAAACCGTTCTCGTCAACAAACTTCTTCATAAAGTTGCTTGTATCTAAGTTTCGTTTTTTCAGCTCTTCTAAGTTTGTGGGTGTGTAAGTCAGAACTTGGTCTTCTCCTATCTTGAAATCAAAACCTTTGAAATCTGAGAATACCTCATCTGTCTTTTCCACGAACCAATCACGTCTCCGTTTTTGTTCTTCTTCAAAGCTCTTCGCTTGTTGTAAATATTGGTTATATGCCTCGCGCTCTTCCTTTTCACTTTCAGAGAGTTCAACCGTACTTGACTCAAGGGGCTGTTTGTACATCTCTTTCTGCTCATTGAAATACTTCTTGGCTTTTCCAATCGCTTTTTTCTTTGCTAACTTTATTTTCTTTATGTCTGTTTCGTCATCAACATCTATATCATAGCTATAGTCATCTAACAAAACCTCTACATCATCAGAATCTAATCCCTCTTCTGTAGAAAGAAGATAATTCTTTAGCAAAGTGTTTTCGTCCATAGAATCGAAGTCTTGGTTTAATTTAACATAGTCTTCAATTCCACGTCCTGTTTTTTTCTTGTACTCAAAGTAAGCTGCAACATCTTCGGGTAGTTTCTCATTTGATTCTTTCTCATCAAACAACTGACCCACAGAGTCTATCTCCTTATCATACCTATTCTTAATATATGAAAGAACGTCTTCCTCTTTTAACTCTGAGGACTGAGTTTGTGTTTCGCCTTGCGGCTGTATGTTTTCTTGCTCTTGCGGGGCGGTGGCACTCTCAGTGCTTGTCTCCACTCCTTCCAAGTTAGTTTCATTTCCTTCATTAGCTGCCGCTGCTTTTGCTAATAATTCT